GGGTCTTTCGGGGGGGGGGGGTCGGGGGGGTGGGGGTGTGTTTGTCTGCCCCTTGGAACGCGAGCAGGGCGAGGGTGGTTGAGGTTATGGCAAGGAGCCTTGGTATCCATTCCATGAGCATCACCTTTCGTTAGGGGGTGGTAAGCAGCGTCACTAATTCGCTGAACTCGGACAGTGACATCAACACTATCCCATCAGTCGTGCCATCAGGCATGGCAACCATTATGAACGGGCGTATGTCACCCAACGCTTTCGCGGCATCAGACTGTGCTTTTGCCAACTGGAAACGTGTAGCAATCGGACCGACCTGTATGCCTGCTTTGATTTCGGTACGAAAAGCGCCACCCCAATTTTCTTCGTGACGGGTAAGGTGACCACCCAACCCCAACTTCTTGCGGGCGCGACGTGCTTTCGAATCGCCTTTTGTTCTATTGCGACGACCGCGAGCAGACGGGTCGCCACATCCTCGGATGCGTCGCTTCCCTTGTCTGTCGGCTCTACCCAAAGTGCCAAACAAAGGACATTGTTCCACGGAGCATTTTTCTGTATTGCCCTCACAATACCCTTTGCGGTCATCGGTCACTTCATTTCCTCAATCATGTTGATAACCAGACTCGCATCACCCTTGGTGAGATGCTCAATCTTCTTCAAGTTCGGATTGTTCAACATGTCTTGCACCTTCTCCAACTTGTCGGTGTAGGAAGCGAAGCCTTTGCCTGAAAGCATGGCACGAATCTTGCCTATCTGACCCGACGTTGCTGGGTCGTCAGGGTTCTTTACTTGCAGGGTTTCTTCAACCTTGGCTTTTGGGAACGCGTCATACACCTGGTCAAGGAACGACGAGACTTGTGACTGTGCAACCTCCACCTTCTCCGCGGGGGTGGTGGCAGATAGTGACTTGAACGCGTCACGCAGTTTCGGTGCGTCAGCGTCGGTCACATTGGTGAGGTCCACACCAGCAGACTTCGCTACTGTTTTCGGGTCAAGGTTTTTCTTGATGCACGCTTCGCGGAAACGTGTAACGAAATCAGCCGATGGTTGCGCAACAGGTTTAGTTTCCTGTGTGCGAGCCACCTTGGTCATCTCCTCACGGCTTGGACGTGGAGCGGTCTTGGATTGGAACACGTAGTTGGCGAGCGCCCTCCCGATTGCGGAGGTCTCTGCATTTTCCACGTGAGATGTTTTATTGACAGGCGACAAGTCCCGTACCTCTTCTGCGAACCCTGTTGCGACAGGGCGTGGGTCTGAGATGTCTTTGTAGATTTCTGCACGGAACACCACCTTGTTGTCGTCGTAGTGGTGGATAGCGGTGAACACTTGCCCGTTCGGGAACTGTGCCCAGAACTTCGCTAACCGTGTTTCTACTGTCTCGTAATTATCTAGGTTGAATCGCATTGCTATTTATCCTTTCCGACCACACGGAACGTGCGGTACGTTGTTTGTTTTTTGTATTTAGATGCGAGGGCAGGGTGGTCTGCCTCAAACTTTTTGGTGTCGAACGATGAACGTGCAGCAGTTTTCCATGTGAGAATCAACTCGTCTTGCATCATCCCGTATTCGGATGTGCCGAGCATCTCACACAGTTGTGCTTTCACGAGGTCTTCCATTTGTTCGGCTTGAGCCTTCTGTTCCTTGGCTAACTGGTAGCGCTCAAGCAAAGCGAGCGCATCCTGTGGCAGTTCCACTGCACCGTCGACTCCCTCTTTGCCTTCAGGGAATCGTTCCGCAACGTGACGGTATTCCATGACCGCACCGTCGGGCATCATGCCCATGTCGATGGAAGCAAGGAACTGTCGGCAGGCGTCGATATGGTTCTGCTTCTCGTCACTTGATACCCCTTGGACATGGAAGTGAAGGTCGAGGGTGGAGTCGAAGATGACCCACGTAATCTCTGAGACGCCTGTGCAGATGGCTTGCTGTACGCCCTGCCAATACCAGTAGTCGGGAAGTTTCCCGCGCCACACCTTGTTCGTTGTCTTCTGCTCAAAGACTCTGCCATCTTCGGACATGGAGTCGATGGTGGCGATGAGACGTACGCCTGGTTCGTCGTAGCAGAACAGGATTTCTGGTTCCCTCAACGGATGCCCGAGGAGTTGGGCTGCCCAGTCACGGATAGGTGCTTCAAGGGTGGTGCCTCGCAGCATCGCAGAGTTCGGTGCCTTGGGTTGCGGGGGGTTCTCTGCCAATAGTTCGGTGGCGAGGTCTGCGATGGTGACGAATGGGTGTTGTCCGTGGACTGCTGCACATGCTGAGGCTGCGATGCGGGCTTCCCCGTTTTCATTCTTCCAACGGGCGTTCAACCATTCTTGTGAGCCGTGCGTTGGCTTGGCGATTTGCGTAAGCATTACGGTACCTTTCTCTAAGTTGTGTGGTTCTCCTGTTCACCGTACAGGAGGGGTGTAACAAAGTCAAGCATCAAATTGGGGGTTGCCCAACATCACTACTTTCTGCACCATGCCAAGCGGGATGTGGGTGACCATGCCGATGGTGTCCATTTCTGGTTCCTCATCGGGGCACCATGAGCATGTTACCGACAAGTAACCTTCAAGGTTGTCGGGCCATAGCCAGCCAACAGAGACAACGTGTTGTGCTTTGGGTTTGTAGTCCTTGGTGTTTATCCATCCGTTTGCGGAGTCGAACGCGTCAATCCAATGGATTGCTACAAGTGACCAGGGGCAGGCGTTCATTTGTCGTACCTCGCATCATAAAGAAGGGAACATACATCCTCGGGTTTCAACAGGTAGCCCCACGCAGGGTTGTCTGAACGGCGAGCGAAGTCGCGGGACTCAAGAGTGTCTTTGTTCGCGTCAATGAAACGCTTGAGGCGGTCAACGGCGACGATGATGAAGCCACCGTCCATTGAGAAGATGTATACCCACCACTGTGCTTTTGTTACCTGTAGTCCTGATGGTATCCATTTGCCGCATTTGCGTGGGTTCTGACGCATCTCTATTGCCATGTTGCCGTTGCGGTAGCGGTCTGACTTCACTTCGAATGAGCCTTCGACGAGGGACTCCAACATTTTGCGGATGCGTTTCTCACCCATCTGCCCGTACTTCAAATCCTCAGAGAAGTTGAATGTGTTGGACTTGATGTCCCAATCGCTGTTCTTCACTGGGCGTACGTTTCACCAGTTTTGAACATGCGTGCCAACTCTGCTGTCGTACGACTTGATGCTTCACGCACCATCTGTAAACAGCCAACATACCCTGCGAGGTCGATGATGTTGTCAGGGATGTCCAACCCGTTGTCAAGTTCGTTCATCAGTCGTGAGAGTTTGACGCACACCATGAACAGGATGCCGTCTTCAGCGGTCATCACATCGTCGCCTTTGAGTGCGTTGTAGATGGAAACTGTGCGCGAATAATCTTCGAGCGGATGCGAGTAGGCGTGTTGCCTGTCGCGTGTAATCAGTTCATGTGCCCGAAGAAGAATCTCCGCGCCTGCGGTCGGGTCGTGCATATTGTTTCCCCCTTGTGAGTTGTTCGACTTTGTTTATCAGATTCCACAAGTCATCTTGGTCGGCTGCCCCAGGGTAGACCTTCCTAAGAAATCTTGCTAATGCCTTCAACTCCATCTTGGTGAATTGTTCGCCCATTGTCAAGCATCCCCTCAGTCGCGTGGAACTCTAGGTGGTTGGATAGCCGTTCGTCAACCCTGTCAACCTTGTCCTCTACCCGCATCTGAGACTTACGTAGCACATGCAGCAAGCCGACAACGACCTGATGGTCGGTATGGTTTTCCTTCTTGAACTGTTGGATAATGGCGACGATGATGCCGCCAACTGCTGTGACCGCCGCAGCAACGATAAGTGCGGCGTTGGCGTCCACTACGCCTCTGGTGCGGGACGTGTAGCGAGCCAGGATTTCACGGCTTCAGGTGTCACATCACCCGCTACAAAACGCAGGTGCCAGGGTTCGCTTTGCAACTCCCAACTAAATCCAAAGCGTTGAGCGTTCTTCAACATCCACGCCAAGCGAGCGCCGCTGGCGTTAGCGATGTCGATAGCGATACCAAGGTTATGGTTCGAGGTACCTGGCACCGCCATCGGCGCCATACCTTTCTTCAGGTACCACGCTTTGCCTTTGTAGATGCGCGGCTTTTGCTTGAGGAGTTTCTTGTTCGGGTTATCGGTGTGCCTTTGGTAGAAGCCATACTCTTGGGTTTCGAGCGAACGGTAGGTGTCCGCTTGCGAGGTTGGGGAGAGGTCGATACCTTCGGCGTTGGCGGCTGCGTCCATTGCTTCGTATGCGTCAGCCGCACAATGATGGAGTTTGCCTTTGCCTTCAATACCGCGAAGAAGTTCAGGACCGAGTTCACCAGGTTTTACCCCTTTCAGGTGGGAACAGAGGGTGACTTTGACAATGGGGAGTTGTGTTGCCACAAGGCTACGCCTTCTTGCCGAACGCTTCCGCGATTTCTTCACTCGTCAACTCTCCGTCCGTGGAGGCGGCAGCAAGTTTCTGGATGACCTGTACAACTGCCATGAAGCCTGCGAGGAGGGCGGACTTGGCTACTGATACGCCGATGACTGCGCCGCCTGTGACGGCTGGGAGGGCGTTGGCAAGGAAGAGGGAGAAGAGACGTTGCCCCAAGTCGAGGAACTTTGCGAAGGTCTTGTTTGCTACTTCCATGAATCTACTCACTGTCTTCCCCTATCGTGAAGGTCAGCACAGAGTGTAGCACCAGTGCTACACCAGTAATCCATAGCGCTTGACGCAATGTCGGACCCGAAAGGGTAATAAGTACTAGCCCCGTGCCCGCTAAGGTCCACGAGTTTTCAGTGATGTAGTCAAGGACGCGTTTCATTATCGGCGTATCCTAGTCGCACCCGCAGCCGTGATAGCCGCACCAATGGCAATAAGGGCGCGACGTTCCCCGACAGGGATGTTGGAACCCGTAGGAATATAATCATCCAGCCCTTCTTTGAAGATGTCCACTTTCTCTTCGAACGCTTCCCTGACTTCGGTGGGGGCGTCTTGGACTGCGGCGACCAGTTCAGCCACCTGACTCTCATCAAGGGTGGACAGGTCGAGGGCTTCAAAGATTGCTTCGGCTTCCTCGTTGCTGATGGTCGCGAGTACCTCTGGGTTGGTGGCGAACACCAATGCTTGCTCCGATGTCGGCTCCTCGGGTATGGTTGACTCTGATGATTCTTCTTCTGTTTCCTGTTCTGGGAATGTTTCTTCTGGTGTCGTTTCTGTTTCTAGCGTTGTTTCGGGTTGAGGCATTTCAGGCTCGGTTGTCGGAGGAGTCTCAGGAGTTGAGT